CTAAATAATGGCATACGAACAACAATTATACAAAGTAGTTAAAGATTATATAAAGCCTCACACGATTAAAAAAAAGAATCGTTATGCTAAATGGGTTTACGGCTACGACAAAGAATACGATCTTGTCGTAATAAGCAAGACTGGCAAGATAGGTGAAATATATCTTATAGGCGATTTGCATATTGCTTTACCAAAAGCTGAAGATCCAAAAGATTTCGGTGATAACAAATGGAAAGCGGCGGAATACCCAAAAGAATTAAGTAAAATTAAGAGTGAAGCTGATTGGGCAAAATACCCAAATGCTTTTCAAGAAAAATGGCACCCTTATATAGATACTGAATTTGAAAGAAGAGAAAAAGGATATTGGTTTATTAACAAAGATAAACCTACTTATATTACTGGCACTCACTACATGTATTTGCAGTGGTCAAAAATTGACGTCGGATTACCTGACTTTCGTGAATCAAACCGATTGTTCTATTTGTTTTGGGAAGCTTGCAAAGCGGATAGTAGATCCTACGGAATTTGCTACCTTAAGAATAGACGTTCTGGATTTTCGTTCATGTCGTCGGGAGAAACAGTTAACGAAGCTACAATATCATCGGACGCGAGATTCGGTATATTATCTAAATCCGGAGCGGATGCGAAGAAAATGTTTACGGATAAGGTTGTTCCGATCTCGGTCAATTATCCGTTCTTTTTTAAACCAATACAAGACGGGATGGACCGTCCAAAAACAGAATTGGCGTATAGAGTACCCGCTTCAAAATTTACGAGAAGAAAATTAGATGACAATAATGTAGCTGAAGATCTTACTGGATTAGATACAACTATTGATTGGAAAAATACAGGTGATAACAGTTATGATGGTGAAAAGCTAAAGCTATTAGTTCACGATGAAAGCGGTAAATGGGAAAAGCCAACAAACATACTTAATAACTGGAGAGTTACAAAAACTTGTTTAAGATTAGGTAGTAGAATAGTAGGTAAGTGTATGATGGGTTCAACGTCAAACTCGTTAGACAAAGGAGGAGCAAATTTTAAAAAATTATACAATGGATCAGACGCATCGGCTAGAAACAAGAACGGTCAAACTAAAACGGGCTTATACAAACTTTTTATTCCTATGGAATGGAATTATGAGGGTTTTATTGATGAGTATGGTTTTCCTGTATTTGACACTCCCAAAAAGGAAACAGTCGGGCCGCAAGGAGATATAATAGAAGAAGGAGTTATACAACACTGGGAAAACGAAGTTGAAGGGTTGAAAGACGATCCAGATGCTTTAAATGAATACTACCGACAATTCCCAAGAACAGAACAACACGCTTTTAGAGATGAAGCAAAGCAGTCATTATTTAACCTAACAAAAATCTACCAACAGATAGATTATAATGACGAATTAAAAAACAATACGATGGTTACCAGAGGTAACTTTCAATGGGAGAACGGAATTAAAGACACAAGAGTAACGTTTTATCCTAACAAAGACGGTAGGTTTTATATAACCTGGGTTCCGGATCAAAGCATACAAAACAATATAATAATAAAGAATGGAAACAAATATCCTGGAAATGAACACATGGGAGCATTTGGTTGTGACAGCTATGATATTAGTGGTGTTGTTGGCGGTGGGGGTTCTAATGGTGCGCTACACGGATTAACAAAGTTTTCAATGGAGGATGTACCTCCTAACCATTTCTTTTTAGAATATATAGCTAGGCCATCAACAGCTGAAATGTTTTTTGAAGATGTATTAATGGCTTGCGTATTTTACGGTATGCCTATACTTTGTGAGAATAACAAACCTAGGTTGCTTTACTATTTAAAGCGAAGAGGATACAGAGGATTTAGTATTAATAGACCGGATAAAACTTATAACAAATTATCTTTATCAGAACGGGAGGTTGGTGGAATACCAAATTCAAGTGAGGATATAAAGCAAGCGCATGCTTCTGCTATTGAAACCTACATAGAGGATTTTGTAGGCATAACTAAAGAAGGATATGGAGCCGTTTATTTACAAAGAACGCTAGAAGACTGGGCTAAGTTTGATATAAATAATAGAACAAAGCATGATGCTTCTATAAGCTCAGGACTAGCTTTAATGGCTTGCAACAAACATAGATATAGCCCAAAGGGATCTATAGCGGTTAAGAAAATTAACTTAGGCTTTAAAAAATACAATAACGAGGGAACTACTTCAAAAATAATGTAATAAATGAATGTAAGTACAAATACTAATAGCCCATTTCCGGATCAAGTAGTAAGTGATGCTGAGAAAGCAACTATAGAATATGGATTGCAGGTTTCACGAGCTATTGAACAGGAGTGGTTTAATTATGGCGGTAGCGGTTCTAATAGATATGCTTCTAACTGGAATAACTTTCACAACTTAAGATTATACGCTAGAGGAGAACAAAGTGTGCAAAAGTATAAGGATGAATTAGCTATTAATGGAGATTTATCTTATCTTAATTTAGATTGGACACCAGTACCTATACTTTCAAAGTTTTCGAACATAGTAGCTAACGGCATTACGCAGAAGCAATACGACATAAGTTCTTATTCTCAGGACCCTGAATCTTTAAAGAAAAGAACAGATTATGCTTCAAACATTTTGTTTGATATGCTTACGCAAGAAGAGCAAGCTATAGCTTCAGAGGTTATGAATATAGATTTAAAAAGATCTAACATTCCACAAGAAGAATTGCCAGCAACGTTAGAAGAAAGAGACTTGCACATGCAGCTTTCATATAAACCGGCTATTGAAATAGCAGAAGAGGAAGCTATTAATACAGTTTTGGCTACCAATGAATTTGACTTAGTTAAATCAAGGGTAAATCAAGATTTAGTTAATATAGGCATAGGCATAACTAAAACATCGTTTAATCCAGCTGAAGGTATAGTGGTTGATTATGTTGATCCTGCTTACTGTGTTTGGTCTTACACAGAGGATCCAAACTTTGATGACATATATTATGTAGGTGAAGTTAAATCTATAACCATACCAGAGCTTAAAAAAGAATTTCCTCACATTTCTGATGAGGAATTAGAACGAATCCAAAAATCACCAGGTAACCGTAGACTTATACGAGGCTTTGAAAACTACGATTACAATACTGTTCAGGTTATGTACTTTGAGTATAAAACTTATACTGATCAAGTTTTTAAAATAAAAAGAACTGATAGTGGTTTAGAAAAAGCTATCATAAAAACAGATTCATTTAATCCTCCTCCAAATGATAACTTTGATAGAGTTTCAAGATCGATAGAGGTTTTATACGAGGGGGCTAAAGTTGTTGGTTCTGATATGATGCTTAAATGGGAAATGTCTGAAAATATGACAAGACCATTAGCAGATACAACTCGAGTAGAAATGAGTTATTCAATGGCTGCGCCTAGAATGTACAAGGGAGTTATACAATCTCTTATAAGCAAGTGTATAGGTTTTGCTGATGTAATACAACTAACGCATTTAAAAATACAACAAGTACTATCTAGAATGGTTCCTGACGGAATATTTTTAGATATGGATGGTCTAGCTGAAGTAGATTTGGGTAACGGAACAAATTACAATCCAGCGGAAGCATTGAATATGTATTTTCAAACAGGTTCTGTTGTAGGTAGATCTCTTACCCAAGAGGGAGATATGAATAGAGGCAAAGTACCTATTCAAGAATTATCATCATCAAGCGGTATAGGCAAAATACAAGCTCTTATAACTGCGTACAATTACAATATGCAAATGATTAGAGATGTAACTGGTTTAAACGAAGCTCGTGATGGAGCTATGCCAGATGCAAACGCTTTAGTTGGTCTGCAAAAAATGGCTGCTAACGCGTCTAACACCGCTACAAAACATATACAAGATGCTAGTATTTATTTGTCTTTGAGTACTTGTGAAAATATATCGCTTAAAATAAACGATGTTTTAAACTTTCCTCTTACAAAAAATTCTTTAATGAACAGTGTATCTACGTTTAATGTAGAAACTCTTAAAGAAATAGAAAACCTTAATTTGCATGACTTTGGAATATTTTTAGAAATGGAGCCAGACGATGAAGAAAAAGCAGATTTACAGCAAAACATACAAATAGCTTTGCAAACAAAAGAAATTGACATTGAAGATGCTATTGACATTAAGGACATAAAAAACATAAAGCTTGCTAATCAAATGCTTAAGCTAAAGCGTAAGAAAAAACAAGAGGCAGCTCAAGTAATGGTTCAGCAAAATATTAAAGCACAAGCTCAGGCAAATGCAGAGTCTTCTGAAAAGGCGGCTATGGCTGAAGTTCAAAAGCAACAAGCATTAACCGCTGAAAAAGTTGCAATAGAACAAGCTAAGGCAGGTTATGAAATGCAAAGAATGCAGGCAGAGGCACAAATTAAAAAAGAGTTAATGGCTACAGAGTTTGAGTACAATATGCAGTTAGCTCAAGCCGGTGTTGCTGCCACACAACAAAAAGAAAAAGAAATAGAGGATCGTAAAGATAAAAGAATAGAGAAAGAAGGAACTCAACAAAGCGAATTAATACAACAAAGACAAACAGAGGGAATGCCTAAAAACTTTGAATCATCAGGTAATGATGTGATGGGTGGTTTCGGGGATCTTTCTTCATTTGGTCCTTCGTAAATAAGTATTTAATAATTATATAATATCATATCATGAGTGAACAAGTAAAAACAGAAGGATCTTTTAAGATCAAATCTAAACCAAAATTAACTGAAGAGCAAATAGCGGCTAAAAACAAAGAGCCACTTATAGATGTTCCAAGTAATGTAACTAGAGTAGTAATTCCTAAAGAAGAAAAAGATGCCGTTCAAAAGCCAAGCGCAGAGAAAGTGGATGTGGATGAATCTACCGAAGATGGCCCAACGATGGTCGGAGGAACATCCGAATCAGTCATTAAAGAAGTTACCGAAGAAAGTAAAAAAGAAGAAAAAGTAATCGCGCAGCCTGTGCAGCCAGACTTACCTGATAACATCATAAAGCTAGTCGATTTTATGAGGGAAACTGGTGGCACGATGCAAGACTACTTAAGATTAAATACTAACTATGACGATGTAGATCGAGATGTGTTAGTAAAAGAATACTATAAAAACACTAAATCCCATTTAAGTGCAGAAGAAATTGACTTTATGATTGAAGACAATTTTGCATTTGATGAAGATATAGATGAAGACCGCGAAGTTCGAAGAAAGAAGCTCGCGTATAAAGAAGAGGTTGCTAAAGCCCGTACGTTTTTAAAGGATACCAAAGAAAAGTATTATGATGACATCAAGTTGAAGTCGCCAAATCTTTCAAGGGATCAACAGGAAGCGTCGGATTTTTTCAATCGCTACAAAGAGGATCAGGACAGAAACAAAGAAAGTGCAGAAAAGTTTAAGGCTAGAACTAATGAATTACTTAATGAAAATTTCGAAGGTTTCGATTTTACGCTAGGTGATAAAAAATTTAGATACGGCGTACAAAACCCTTCTCAGGTTGCAGAATCACAATCGGACATCGGTAATTTCATAGGGAAGTTCCTTGGGGAAGATGGAATGGTTAAAGATGCAGCAGAGTACCACAAAGCATTGTATGCAGGTGCAAACGCAGATAAAATGGCGAATCACTTTTACGAACAAGGCAAAGCAGATGCTATTAGAGATGTTGTAAACAAATCTAATAACACTTCAACAAGTGCTAGGAAAGCAGCCCCTGTTGACAGCGCGAGGTTTGGAGCATACAAAGTTAAATCAGTTTCTGGAGCGGACTCATCAAAATTGAAAATTAAAAAGTTTAATAACTAAAAATTATGAGTTTATTACCACAATTTGGGAGTTTAATCCCATCACAAACGCCGCAATTACTCGCGACAAACTATTTACAATGGAATAACAACGGTGGAGGAGCCGTTCCTGCAAACTTTGCTGATTTTGCTCAGCAGTATTTGCCAGAAATTTATGAAGCAGAAGTAGAGCGTTACGGAAACCGTACGTTATCTGGATTCTTAAAAATGGTTGGCGCTGAAATGCCAATGACATCTGATCAAGTAATTTGGTCTGAACAAAACCGTCTGCATATATCATACGACAACGTTACTGTTACTGGTGGTGCTGCTGGAACTGGTTTATTAATACCTGTTGCTGCCGGAATAGTTAACGTAATATCTATCAATGATACTATCGTTATTCTTGACCCTGCAACTGGTATAGAAGCGAAAGGTATCGTTACAGCTTCAGGAGCTGCTGCGGGAACAGGAGCTTTAACAGTTCAGCTTTATAGCGGATTAACATTAGGAGCAACTTTTGGAGCACCTGCTGGTTTAAAAATATTCGTTTACGGATCTGATTATTCTAAAGGAACATCAATGGTTGCCGGTGGAGTTGGAAATTCTAATGTTAGAGTAAGTGTTGAACCTGTATTAACGCAGTTTTCAAACTCGCCAATTATCATTAGAGATCAGTATGTTGTATCTGGATCAGATACTGCACAGATCGGATGGGTAAATGTAGCAACTGAAGACGGAACTGATGGATACCTTTGGTATTTAAAAGCTGAGTCTGAAACACGTTTACGTTTTGAAGATTACCTAGAAATGGCAATGGTAGAAGGGGAATTAAACCAAAACGCAGGAGCTGGAGCAAATCAAAATTTACTTCAACCAGGAACGCAAGGTTTATTTGCTGCTATTCAAGCTAGAGGAAATGTAGAAACTGGGTTCACAGCGGCTCAAGGCTTAACTGAATTTGACGCTATCCTTAAAAACTTGGATACTCAAGGAGCTATCGAAGAAAACATGTTGTTCTTACAACGTCAAACTTCTTTAGACTTTGATGATATGCTAGCTAGTATCTCTAGCGGATTCGCAGGAGGTGTTGCTTACGGATTGTTTGAAAACTCTTCTGAAATGGCACTTAACTTAGGATTCAGTGGGTTCCGTAGAGGATCTTATGACTTTTACAAAACAGATTGGAAATACTTAAATGATGCATCTACTCGTGGAGCAATCAATGGAGTTAATTCAATTGAAGGTGTATTAGTACCAGCTGGAACTTCAACTGTTTATGATCAAGTATTAGGAACAAATATCAGACGTCCATTCTTGCACGTACGATACAGAGCTTCTCAAACTGATGATCGTAGAATGAAGTCTTGGTTAACAGGATCTGTTGGCGGAGCTAGTAACTCAACACTTGATGCAATGGAAGTAAACTTCCTATCTGAAAGATGTTTAGTAACACAAGCTGCTAACAACTTTGTATTATTTAGAGGAATCTAATAAATATCAATTAATGTAATAGTTACCCTCGTTGTAATGACGGGGGTAATCATTACCTTTAAACTATCAAATTATATTATATTATGGCAAATAAAAAAGTACAACCTAAAAAAACGGTTGCAAAACAAGTAGACCTAGAAGAGTCTATAAATGAAGTAGTGAAAACAAGTGAACCGACTGAAACTACAAAAGATTGGAAACATTTGAAATCACCAGAACCAGTAAAACCAAAATGGGAAATTAAAGATAGGTTATACTATCTAACTGGTAAAGATACACCTTTAACTTTAACAATACCAGGTAAGCATACTAGAAAACATGCTTTATTGTATTTTGACGAGGAAACGGGTAAACAAAAAGAAATTAGATATGCAACCAATCATGACTCGCCGTTTAAAGAGGAACAAGACGGTGAAGCTACTATGGGGCATATTATGTTTAGAAATGGGGATTTAAGAGTTCCTAAAGAACAACAAAATTTACAAAAATTACTTTCACTATATCATCCATTAAAAGGCAGATTATACCAGGAGTACGATCCCGTAGAAGAAGCTTTTGATGATTTAGAAATGTTGGATTTACAAACAGACGCAGCGGTGTTCGCAAGAGATATGGATATTGACGATGCTGAAGCTATACTACGTGTTGAAATAGGTAGTGAAGTTAGCAATCTATCCTCTAAAGAAATAAAAAGAGATTTAAGATTGTTTGCAAACCGAAACCCTGAATTGTTTTTAGAATTAGCACAAGACGAAAACGTTGGCTTACGTAACACGGCTATTAAAGCTACTGAAGCAGGAATAATTGCTTTATCGCAAGATCAAAGAACTTTTTCTTGGACATCTAACGGAAGAAAATTAATGTCAGTACCTTTTGATGAAAACCCGTATTCAGCTATGGCTGCTTACTTTAAGACTGATGAAGGAATGGAAGTATTTAGATCTATAGAAAAGAAGTTTTTATAGTAGTTTTTAAAAAAAACACGTAATTATATTATAGATGGTGAATTAGTATTGACCGGTTTCTTAATTGGGACCGGTTAAT